TTCTTCTTCTTCGGCTTCTTCTTCTATTTCAGCTTCGGTTTCGTCTTCTTGGATTTCTTCCTGTGCTTCTATTTCAGTTTCAGCTTCCGTTTCATCAGAAACTTCTTCAACATCAGTATTTTCTTCGATTGCTTCTTGCTCCTCTGGGGGAGTAAGCATTTCTTCAAATGCCTGTGTTGCTTTGCTTATATCAGTTTCAAAACCATTCGGCTTGGCGTTGTTGGTCATATTTTCCACCTTATATAAAATATATGTGCTTATTTTATCTTAAAAATAAACATTTTTGTTAAAATGTTTATTTAAAAGATCTAATTCTATTAAATTGTGTTTTTGCAATTTTTCCTTTTTCTACAATAATTCTTAGGTGTCTTTCAACTTCTGGAATAATTTTTATCGCTTGATAAATTGCTTCTCTCAAATCTTGATCTTTTTCAACATTTGAATTTATCCATTTTGCAATATATTCAGCAGTTAAGTTTTTAACCGCATCTTTGAATACATCACTATTTAATAATGCTTCTGCTTGTGTAGAAGCATCTATCTCCTGTTGTGTTGCCATATATTATCCTATTGCTTGGTAAATAATTTCTTGAAATAAAAATCCAGTAATTCCTAAAAAAATTGTAATTATAAACAATAATGAATTTCTAATAGTTCTATTTACCGAAGCAATACCTTTTTCTATAGAATCCAATCTTCGATAATTTTCTTTCCAACGCTGATCGCACCTTGCTTCATGTGCACTTAATCTTTTATCTACTTCTGTAACTGTGGCTCTTGCCATTAATAACTCCAAATATGTGGTCTTGGTCTACTATTGTTTCCTTTATAAGTATCTAAATGTATAAATCTACTATTTCCTTTTTGATTAACGCCTATTCCATTAAAGCCAAAACTAGACGCTAATGTAACTATATTAAATGCTTTTTCGTGAGAACACAAAATATCTACAGCAAGACCTAAAGTATGTATGCCTGGAGTTTTTTTATTTATTTCTACAGGGTGTTCTAAACAACGATAAGCAGATGTAATAACAAAAGAAAAGCCACAACAAGTTCTTAAATCTTGTAATTTTTGTAAAAAATCATAATCCATTTCTTGTTTGCCACAATGAGAACAAGCAAACTCCTCTGGTTTAAAATTCAAGAAATCCCAATCCTTCATCATCTAAAGATTTTATGCTTTGCATATATTCGCCGACTATTCTTAAATCATTATTCATAGTCTTTGCTTTTATTTTTGCTTGTTTAAGTGTTTTGGCAGTAATAATAGGTCCTTCATGTGTTTCTATTTTTCCCTCGATAGTCTGTATGTCTATCTCAGTAACAAACATCATTTCGTATCTGTCCTCTTTAATTTGTCATAAGATCTAAGTCCAGACATTCCTAACAATGCCATTAAGATTGCGGATAATTGTGAGAAATCAAACTCTGGCATATCTATTTGTACTCCAGAAGTTTTGATAATGACTTCTATAATAGGAGATAAAATAAAATGATAACCAAGAGCAAAAGAACAAATCCACCCGACAGAAGGCCGCCAATTTCGTTGAAACGGAGATCCTTTAGCTTCTATTTTATTTACTTCTATTTGTGCAAGATTTGCTTGATGAAATAAAGTAGCTAGTTCGTGATCTAATTGTGCTTGTAAATCTTTATCTTTTACAAATTTACTTACTATGTTGCTAACCGGCTTTAGTAAAGTTTCAATCATTTTTTCCCTCTAATATTTTTTGTAATTTTATAGCTTTTTCATGTGCTGAGTCTGCGTGTAAATCTTTATCAACTATTTTTTCTAATTTAAGACTTTCTATTTTGTTGTTACTAATATATCTCCAAGTATATCCGTCTTTTCCATACACACCAAATATAGTAGTGCTTAGACCAATCTTTATAATCATGGCCTGTTCGCCGTCTAATATTACTTTTTCGCCTTCGTTAAATTGTGAATTTAATTTGAATTTAAGGCCTTTAATAAATGAAATCGAATAGTCTTTGAGAGCTAATCCTGCTAAAACAGAAGCTATAAAAACAGATAATTCAAGATAGTATTGTTCAAAATTCACTTTTCATTTGCCAACTTTTTTCATAGCAATTTTGTGCGACTCTGTAAATGTTTTACCTCGTCGCATTAATCTTTTCATTTCGGCCATGTGTTTAGCCGTATGATGTTTGCTATGCCTTTTCAAAGTATCTTTTTGTCTTTGAGTAAGCTGTTTAGTTTTATTCACTTATTCTTTTTCTTTTTCTTTTTCTTTTTAGGTTTTCCGTAATATCCTGACATTTTATTCATCTCCTTCTTCTTCCCATTCATTAATATGGGTTAGTAAAATTTCTGGAAAAACCATTTCGTTATTTGACGAGCTTTCTTCTAAAAAGTCTTTTATTTTTTGTAAAGTATAGGCCATTTTATTTCTTTTTCTTTTTGGGTTTCTTTGCAGTTTTAGCCGCTTGTTTAAATTGTTTAGCCGTTGGAGCTCCTTTGCTTCCTGGCTTTCTCATTTTTTCTTTAGATCCGGCTTTTATTCTTTTGCGTTTAGCATGAATATTAGCGTACAGTCCTTTCTTTTTTTTCATAGTTACCTCTACCATTTAGTGCGGTTGGCCCAATAGGCCGCCGACATTTTACCTTTAGATATGTTTTTGGCATGACGAGCTTTGAAGGATTTTCTTCGAGCTTTATCTTTTTTGCTCATAGGATTTTTTCCTGCTCCGCTTACACCTTGCTGTCCAAATCTTATAGTCTTTATTTTACTACCTTCTTTAGCAACTACAACATGAGATTTTGTTGGGTGTCCTGGAGTTTTCTTAGGCTTGTTGTAGCCAGATACTCCTGCTCTTTCTAATCTTGAATCCTTTGACATTAGTGTATGGTGTTTTCGCTAACAATTAAAAAAACAGTATTCTTGTTTATCTTCTTGCCAAAAACTAACTTCATAGTTTTTACTGCTTCTTCTTCATTTCTAGCTTTAACATCTGTGCCAACTAAAATGTGTTCATCAGACATAGCTTCTATATGGTAAAGTTTTTTAGCTTCCTTCATTTTTAAACAATCCTTGAGATTCTGCTTTTTGCATAGCTCTTAGCTCGTCATTATCTTGCTCTAGGATTTGTTTAACTTCTTCTAAATCAACGGCATTTTGGCCATACTTGCCATATAACTCTGCCATTCGTAATTTAGTGCTTACTAAAAATTTATCTCTTTCTAAGTCGTCGTTCATAACAACTTTCATACGATCAGTTTCAGCATCTACTTCAATTTTTCTAGCTTGTGCTTGTGCCTTCATAGTTTCTGCCATAGCCAATTGATCTTCTGGACTTGGTTTTTTAGATTTAGGATCTTCTGGCGGCATAGGCGGAATATCAGGATTAATAAATTGTGAAGTATCTTTAAATCCTGCCATTTCTATAACTTTTGTAATGGTATTTGCGTATTGTTGTAGAGAAACCATAGGATTTCTTGGTCCTAAAGTCTGTATTATTTGCTCTTGTTTTTGCAATAATCTAGTCAAAGTAGCTAATTGTTCTTCGTCGCTAGACTTACTGATAGCTACATTACATACCATATCTTTATCGGTGTCCCAATATCTAGGATCTATTTCAACAAATTGATTATTTAGTCTAATGATTTCTGCTTTATCTTGATTTTTTATAGACAGATTATTGATTAAACCAAATAAATCCTTCATGCCCTCTGCAAAATGACGGCATATAAGCTCGATACGGCCCTGTGCGGCGGACATTGTTGCCGCAACGGCAGTTTTTGTCGAACTTTGTAAAGCGTCTGCGTTAAGACCTGCACTTGCCTTAGAAACGCCTGTACGATTTTCTTTTTGTTCGTCTAAATATTGTAAAAATGGAAACGCTTCTTTGCCGCTAAACGGAACAGAAAAAGGTTGTACTGCTCCTGGTTGTCGCATACGAATAGGTTGCCCTATGTCGTTATTAAGAACATCATCTATATTAACTTGGCCCTCAACTATTCCCATTCTAGGAAAAATAGAATGGCCTAGTGAATCTAAACTATCTCTAATTATTTGCGATTTAATATCTTGTATAGGTTTTAAGTAATCTGCCGGGCAAGATCCTATTGCTGTGTGCGGTTCTGGATCTGGGCAAAACATTACGATTGGCAAGTCGTCCCATGCTTCGCAATTTACTATTTCTAGGCCGTCCCCGATTGTACAAACCTTGAGTAATTCGTTAATGCCGTCTTGATCTTTGTCGTATCTGACATAATGTTCAATATATAAAATTTGCTGTCCGGTTACATCTGTTCTGTCTGGATCATTTATTTCGTGTAATGGATTTCTAGCTTTTCTTTCGTCTTCGTTAGAAGCGTCGTTGCCGTAATTTGCGTACTGCTCTACTTCCTCTTTGTCATATCCCATAGCAACTAGATCCGAAACACTAACAATCATTCTATGTGCAACATAAGGCGAGTCATGTAAAGATCTGGAGTTTCTAGATATTAAAATTTCTTCTGGAGGTACTGCTTCAATGCAAACTTTTTCAGAAGATTTTACTTTTCTAACTTTTAGGTTGTAAGCAACTACTACTTCTTCTGAGTCTTTGTTGCCGTCTTCATTAACTATTGTCCTGCTTTCCATAATTGGATTTTCTTCTAAGACCTCTATATCTTCGTCTGTCATTATTGCAATATATTGCTCAACAGATAAATTTTTGTATTCGTGTGTAGTCGTATCTATGCTTGAGTCATAAAATGCTTTGACAAAACCTGCTTTTCTAATTAGTGCGTCTTTAAATACAGAATATAAAATATTAAATCCTGGATTTTTTTGACTAAAGATGTAATTCACATAGTCTGTTTGTTGCTGTGCCGCAGGTATATCTTCTTGGTTTTTAGGCGTAAATTCGACAATTTTGCTTGTGCCGAAAAATGTACGCATTAATGAAGGCATGATGTGCAAGACAGCATCTCTAACATCTGTAGAAACATACTCAGACTGAATATCGCTTCCGCCTTCCGGAGAATTGCCTAAATAGTATTCGGTGGACTCAGCTCTCTCGTCGCCGAGCTGATCTATAAAATCTTTAGCGTCGTCTAATTCTGATTTTAAAACGCTTTGTAATTCTTCTTCATCAAATTCGTCTTCTACAACTTCTGTAGAAACGCTTACAGATGTTTCTTTTTTATATTCCATACAATTATCCTACTCTATAGATTTTGGATTTTATTGGTCGTTTAAAATTATACCCCATAAATGAGCTTCCGCCACCAAGAACGGCAGAAGTAGAAGCAAAAGTTAAAGCTAATGCGTCTGCTTTGTCTGGAGATTTAATACCTCTCTTTTTCATTTCTTCTTTGCTTTCTAATTTTATTTTTCCGGTAGATGTATATTTGTATATTGGCGACACTAATTGTTGTACTAATTCATCATCACTAGGCATAAAAACATCTCTACCAGAGAGCCATTCTTTAATTTTAAACCACAGCTCAGCTCGGAGATTTAAGTAATTCTTTTTACTAGAAGGGGACTCTCCTACATTGATACCAATAACCGGCAAGTTTAACTCAGATAATCTATCTACTACGCCAGATCCCACACCAATTACATCTACTAATATTTCGCTTGGTTTTTCTAGTGTAGTGCAATCATCATATTCATTTTTAATAGCTCCACATAACGCCATTAAATCCATAGAATTATATGTTTTCATTTCTAATACAGAGTTTCCTTGTCTTTTGCAGAGTGCAGAATTGTCGCCACCAAACCTGGCTACATCAACTCCCCAAACTATCGGCTCAGAAGCAGTTAAATCTACTTCTCGCATAACGGCAGAACGACATAATTCCATAGGTATAACTGTGTCATTGTCATAACTAGGAAACTCTCCTAATACTTCTACTCTAGCAACAGTAGAGTCTTCGCCATATTGTTCTAACATACTTTGAAATAGTTTTTGGTCTGTGCCTTCTACAGTTCTTGAGTCTATTTGTTCATTTTTCCAAAAAGATCTTTTGCCGTGAAAACTATCGAAAAACGGCCCACTATTCCTTCTAGGGTTTGAAAATGTGAACCAATACCTATCTTTTGTTGGTTCAGAGAAAAATCCCTCAGAAACGCTGTAAATCGGTCCTGGAATACCTGATGCTTCGTCCATAATTAAACAAACTCCATAACTAGAATGAATACCTGCAAATGCGTCTGGATTTTCTTCTGACCATAATTGAGCTTGTGCGTAGTAATAGCCGGTGTCTATTTTTAAATCTTTCTGTAATGCTTCTTCAAACCACTTTGCAGGTTTTATTGTTGTTGCTGTTTTTTCCCACCAATGATTATTTATAGCTAAAGTTAGCCACTTTCCTAGTTCGGCCCATGTTCTTGATCTTAATTGTTGCTCGGTGTTTGCAGTTACAATAACAGTAGATCCTAGTCTAGTAGATAAAAGCCAAAGTATTAGCCAAGAAACTAGAGCAGACTTTCCAATACCACGACCACTAGCAACTGCGAGTCTATACATTTCTGGTAAATCTACTGTTTCATTTCTAGCTATATGGTTTGCAATATCTTTTAAAATTTTTTCTTGCCACTTA